CCATGTTTTAATATAAGATTGCCTAAAAGACCATCTAGCCAAGAAGCATCTTCAATTGGTCTATGAACTTCTTCATGTAAATATAATTCTAGATATTTAGATAAGTTTTGTCTACCCCATTGAATTTGTCTATTTGTAAATCCTGAGTTACTTTTATTAACAAGAAAAGCAAATAAATTAGGTAAACTTGGCGCAGAATAGTTAAAAGAAGATAAATTACCTAAATATGATAATACAGATTTTTTATTAGTTAATTTTTGATCATCATCAAACAGTAATTCAAATATCGTTTCATCTGATATTTCACGTTCTCTATAAATAGCATTAGTAAATGCACGTTGTTCATGATTATAATACGTATGACGTTGTCTATCAATAATTTTTTGTAAAAACTTACCATCTGTATCACTATAAACTGTTTTACCTGATTCAATAGAAGCAACATCCATGCCAAACTCATCATGAATAAAATTAAAAGCACTCATCAATTCTTTTTCAGTCATATCAGTAATAGCACAATTGTCATCAGATTGATATATTGAAAATTTTGTTATAATTTTAGAAACTTTATCAATAATCCAATGTATTATACTTCCTATAAATTGTGTAATTCCAATACCAGAAGGTAAAGAAGCAATCCAAAATAATAATCTAGGACTAATAATCATATATGCATGTATAATTAAATCAATTTCAAATGCAACTAAATTACAAAAAGTATTCCCTACACTTAAGAAAAATTTCTTTAATATTTCAAACAATGATAAAGGTACACTAGTATCAAATCCGGAAAAATCTTTAGATATAAATTTACCTTCAAACTTTAACATTTCATCAACAATAGCTGAAAAAGGTCCAAATTTACGAGGCATATTAAAAGGCAGCGATGCAGCTTTTACATCCAAAATTGTAGCGATAACAGCAGACAAAGGTTTTTCTGGTCTAGGAGCCATGCTTATAACACGTTGGTTTTCATCACGTTCTGTACGATAACCTAATTCAAAAGGAAATTTTCTCCATTCAATTGTTTCGCCTTTAACAAATTTATTATAAATATTCAAAGAATCTTTATAGATACCAAACATATATTCTTTTGTCTGATGTATATTATCAGGATATCCAGAATTAGAATTAGTCTTTATATGAGCTAGCCACTTACCACTTTTAAAAAATTCCTCTAAATTAAATTCAAATTCAGCATCTTGACACCATGGTAAAAGTTCTTGGTTTAAAACATCCATAATCATTTTAGACAAGTCAGGTTGTATTTGTTTATTTCTATTATGACCATAACTGTTTAATTTTTCAAAATATTTCTTTGCTATAAAGCTTGATCTTACTGAAATCTTTTTAGGTTCAGCATATAAAGATGAAACCGTACGACTATACTTACGTAAATCTACTAAATAATAAAATGCACTTTGTACCCTATCGTTTAAACCTTTTGCATTAATGATAACTTTCTTAACTGTTTCACCATTAGGTTTCTTTGTATAGTACTCTTGTAGCATACCAATCTTTCTAGCCCAGCTATAACCAGTATGAGTTAATAGTATATGTGGATTATCATGTTGAATACGAGTTACAATTTTTCGACCAGGTTCATTTAAACGCAGATTAAAAGGCAGAATTCGTTTTTGATCTAAATCAGCAATAAAAGGTAATTTTAAATGTTGTTCAGGTTGTACGTTCTTCTGAGTTGACGTATCACTCATATTGTAGCACCTCAATTATTGTTAAAAAATACTACGCCCAG